AGAACCCGATGCCGATGAGGCGTAGGACGCAGCTTGTTCCACCAGGTGCACAAGGCTCGACCCGTCATCTGCTGGGTCGTTGAGCAGGATGTCAGGAACAGCATCCATGACCTGACCGTTGATGCTGACAATCAGGTCATAGCGTCCATTGTCAGCATAGAAGGCAAATCCGCCCGCAGCGTCCGTGGTGAGCGGGTTGGCCATGGGCGTGACGCCGTTGTCGCTGTACAGGCTTGCAGCGGCCCCGGCAGCGGTCCTGACCAGTACGCTGGCGCCAGCCACGGCATTGCCGCGGCGGTCCAGAACGGCGTCAGCGTACCGTTGCATTACTTGGCGTCCTTCTCGGCGGCTTCGGCCAGGTCGTCCAGCGCCATGTCGATGCGCGCCAGTCGGTCGTCTTCAGCCTGGGCGTTCCAGTCCTCGACCGACAGGCCCGACTTTTCCAGCGCCATGGCGACGATCTGTTCCTGGCTGTAGGTGGCCTCGCCGATCTCGAAGCTCATCGGGTGCTTGGACGAGCCCAGCGCCACGGCTTCCGGCTCGACGCCCTTGCCCTTGGTGCCCTTCTTGCCCTTGGCGGGCTCGGCATCGTAGATGCGGTAGGCTTCGCCGATCGAGAGGAAGCGCTGGATATGCGCCTTGTCCTCGACCTCGGCCACATGGGCGCCGGCGGTGTTGGGGATGAAGTGGTATTCGGTGCCGCCGATCTCGGCCAGCGTGCCGCCCTCGCGCAGCAAAATGCATTCGATTTGCATGGCTTCTCCAGGTTCTTGATGTGAAAAGCGGGAGAGGCGTGTTGCATCCTCTCCCGTGCTTCAGGCGCTACCAGCCGGGATCAGAACGCGAGGTTCGGGTCCGACGGGTGCATGTGCACGCGCAGGCGGATACGGCCCGCCGCAGCGGTGGCCGGCGCAGTCTGCACCTTCACGCCGATGGAGCGGTCGCCGCCCGTGGCCTGCACCAGGTAGGCCGATTTCAGGGTCGGCGTCGCGGTGCCGCCGGCCTGGGCCGTGGTGTCCTGGCTGAAGAACTCGGCGCCGCAGGTGCGCGAGTTGACGGTGTCGCCCGGGGTGCCGGACATCATGCCCACGTCCAGCTTGACGGTGGGGGAACCGTTGGTGTCGAGGTCGTCCACGATCAGGCGCATGGCCGTGACGGTGTGGTTGGCCGGCAGGATGCCGATGTCGATGACGTTGTTGAGCGCCAGATCGGCGGCAGCAGCGTCATAGAAGTAGTCGTTGATGACCTCGTCGCCGGCGCAGTCACCCGAAACGATGGGCAGCTGGCGGGTCACGAACTTGGAAGCGATGGTTGCCATTGCGTTCTCCTGAAAGAGTAAAAGTGAACTCGGTGGGGATCGGGCCGGTGTTACCCGGCCCTCACCTCATCAGGAGTTCGGGTCCTTGGCGGCGGTGTCCAAGGCGACCACGCCGAAGTCACGACCGTTGAAGGTGGTTTTCTTGATGCCGCCGATAAAACCGGAGGCCACCGTCGGCTCGTTGCCGTAGTCCTTGGTGTTTTCTTCCCAGGAGTAGCGCAGGCCGCCCGAGGTGCCGTAGGCCACGACGCCTGCCTGACGCGCCAGCAGCAGGGCGCGCGCGGCGTTGACGTTGGAGCCAGAGCCGTAATCCGAGAAGCGGATCACGTTGCGGTGCTTGTGCAGGATGGCGCCGCCGATCATGCCCAGGCCGCCCTTGAAGATCGGGTTGTTGCGACCTTCGTTGGTGACAGCCGCCTTCTGGATGTCGAGCCAGCCGGTAGTGTCGGCATTGCGCATGTCGAACGCCTGGTCGGGCGACATGATGCAGACATACGCTTCGCCAGCGCCTTCGCCGATGTCCACCGGCACCATGTTGGCCGCATCCGGGTTGCGGGCCTGCATCATCTCGGCCAAGTTCAGCGCGCGCTCCACCACGGCCTTGGTCATCTTGTCGGCCGCAGCCAGCGATGCCTTGGAGGTGGCCGAGCCGCCGTACAGGATGTGCGAGGCGTCGGGAGCGGACAGGCTGTTGCCGGCAAAGCCGGTGTAGCTGGTGTCTTCGATGAAGTCCTGGTTGATGCCGCGGGCACCCGACAGGTAGATGAAGAACAACTCGTCCACCAGGCGCGAGAAGTAGTCGCCCAGGCGGTTCTTGGCGATGGTGCGCATGTCGTGCGCGGTGCGCTTGCGGCTCATCTTGCCGCCAGCCGACGCAGCGTGACGGACCTGGTCGATGCTGACCTGGTCGGTGTAGAACTTCAGGCTTTCTTCCTTGCCTTCCAGTCGTGCGTCGCCGTAGGTCGGCTTGTTGCGCATCTGGACGCACAGGTCGAAGGAGATCGTGTCGCCTGCGTCGGATTCGAGTTCGGTCTTGCGCTGGATGATCGAATTATCGTCGCTGCCGATAAAACGGTTCTCGAAGTAGGATTTCTTGCGCTGGTCGACAGCGAGAGCTGCGGACCATTTCTTTGCAGCTTTGGGGTCGCCAAACGCGACGAGAGTAGTTGCCATGGGAGTGCCCTCATAAAGGTTGGGTTTCGGGCCCAGGCACTCCATGCGCTCGCGGCTTGCCGCGGATTATAGGTCTGGTGGTTCGATTTTGCAAACGATGGTGTAGAATTGCGACGTGGATAGCCCGACGGGGCGAAAAGCGGTTGAGCCGCCGCCTGCCACGCTCCTTCTGGCTCGCTTCTTTGAAGGGCTCACATGGAACTGACGCAGACTCGCGTGCGCGAGTTGTTCGATTACCGTGAAGACGGTGTTCTCATCAGCAAAGTTGGTGTCCACAAGCGCGCTGCAGGCACAGTCGTTGGGTGCGATAGCAACGGTTACAAGCTCGTTGGGATCGACTACAAACTATACAAACTGCATCGTCTGATATTTCTCTGGCACCACGGCTATTTTCCAGGCGAGGTGGACCACATCGACGGCAACCCGCGAAACAACCGGATTGAGAACCTGCGCGCTGCGACCAGCCAAGGCAACAAAGCAAATCGCGGTAGGAATAAGAACAACAGCAGCGGCTACAAGGGTGTGACCTGGGACAAGCGCCGTGAGAAGTGGGTAGCTCAGATCATGGTGAACAGAAAGCACATTCACCTCGGCCAGTTCGATAGCGCCGAGTCCGCACACCGGGCCTACGTTGCTGCAGCGGAGAAGTACTTCGGCGAGTTCGCCCGCGCCGCCTAAGCCGGCTGTGCCATCGGCCCGATACCGGCCTTGGCCGCGATGTCTGCCGTGGTGGTCTTGCCGATGCGCCGCACCGGAATGCTGCGCTCGGCCTGGATCGCCAGGCGCGCCATCTTGCCGGGCTTATCCTCCAGCGTGATGACGGCCTGCCCGACTTGCACGGATTCGCCGATCTTCAGGTCGATGCGCAGCATGGATGCCCTTTACTGTCCGCCGGTTGTTGTCACGCCGCCAGATACGCTTCGCGCTCGGCCTTGCTCATGGCGTTGAGGGTTTCCTCGTACTTGAGCGGGTCGGTTTCGGCCAGGCGGTCCAGCAGGGCGTACTTGCCGGCGCCCGGGACTTCCACTTCGGCCGCCGGTGTCGTGTGCAGCGAAGGCGGGGCGTTTTCGCGCGGCGTCTTGCCCTTGCCAGTCTCAGCGGGCTTGGCTGCGCCTTTCGGTGCCACGCCATCCTTGACCAGGTTTTCGTGCGCCTTGGCGAGGATTTGGGCGCCGGTCATGCCCTTGCCCTCGTCGCTGGAGGCGATGTCCTTCACTTCCTGGTCGAGCATTTTGTAGTGGCGCGGGCTCTCGGTGTAGCCGTGCTGCTTGGCAAAGGCGTTGGCCTCGGTGATCCAGGCGTTGCGCAGGCGCTGCTGCTCCATGTCGGCGGCGATCTGCGCCTTGTGTACGTCCAGTTCGATGGCGCGCTCGGCCTTGTTCAGCTTGTCCAGTTCGGCCTGGTACTCCTTGCTGGTGATATCGCCGTCGTCGAACTTGGTTGAAAGCTCATCCTTCTGGGTGGCGATCGCGGCCAGCTGCGCTTCGGCGTCCTGGGGCGCTTCGGCTACAAGGATGGGGGCGGATGCCTGCGCTGCCGGCGGTTCATCGCCTGCTGCGGCAGCGTCATCGTTGGCGTCGCCGGCACCGTCGGCTCCATCATCCTGGCCTGCACCGGTATCGTCACCAGCGCCAGCATCGCCGCCTTCACCATCGTTGCCCGCGTCATCCTCGCCATCGCCGCTCCCGGTGTCGTTGTCATTGGTGGCCGCTTCGCCGCCGTCCTCATCGGCCAGCGCCAGGCGCTCCTCGTCGGTCAGTCCGTCGTCCAGTTCATCCTTAGTTGCCATGTCGGTTCTCCTGTTTCTTGTGGTGGGGTTACGCTTCGGGCGCTGCGATCAGGAATTCCTCGAACGCCTTGGCAGTAGCGACGATGGTGCTCGCGGTGTCAGATGGCCCGCTGATCTCCACGGCATGCTGCAGGCAGAGTTGCCGGTTTTCGCGTCGGTCGCGCTCGCCGAAGACAAGCTCCTGGGCCGCATCTGCAGGCCGGTACTTGCGCTCAAATACGTCCTTCGGGTTCAGGTAGGTGTAGCCATCTTCTTGGGTCACGACATAGTCGCCGGGCACGGGGGTGTAGCGCGCCGTCATCCCAGCATCGGCCTTGAAATTGCGGCCATCCTCAAGTCGCAGCATCAAATCTGGCGAGGACTGGTCGCTGCCTTCCGAGCGATCTGTCACGTCGGTCACGTCCAGAATTCGGGTGGCCTGCACGCTGACAGGGTTGGCGATATGCGTGGTTTCCATGGTTTCTCCTGGTTATTGTGCTTCGTTTGGCGCCATACCATCCGGTACGGCTTGCTGCGGTGCGGGTGCTGCTTGCTGCGGAGCCTGCTGCGGCATGGGCGGCATGCCCTGGATCGGCGCCGGCGTGCCTGACTGGCGGTTGTCGGCCCAGCCGCCTTCCAGCAGCAGGTTGTCGGCCACCTTGGCAATCGTCGGCATGGAGACGACAGCGGTGGCAGCTTGCATGCCGGCCAGCGCTGCATCCATGGCATCCTTGGTCTTCAGCGCGCTGGTGCGGCCGGCTTCGGCCTCGGCCTTCTTGGCTTGGGCTTCCTTCAGCCCGACTTCGGCCAGCGCCGCACGCGCCTGCAGGGCTGCGGCCTCGGCCTTTTGCTGCTCCTGGGCGGCTTCTTCCGGCGTGACTTCGGTGGCGTCCGGATCGCGCATGCCGTTGATGGCGCGGATGCGCTTGACGATCTCGTCGCGGTTGGGGATGTCCATGCTCTCCACCAGCAGGTCGAGGATGACGATCGCCACTTGCGGCGGCATCTTGACCAGCATTTCGGTCAACTGGTCGACTGCGGCCTGGCGCATGGTCGCGCGCCACTCGGCTTCCGAGATCACGAAATCGGCCTTGGTGCGGGCGATGTCGTTTTCCGGCAGGCCGTCATTGACGCTGATGAATTCCGGCGTGCCGCGCTGGTTGGTGATGCGGAAGGATTTTTCGTCGGTGACGTACTGCTCGATCAGGGATAGCTCGATCTCGCCGTGCATCTGCACCGCCAGGCGCAAATTGTCGAAAAATTTTGATGTGGCGAGACTGCCCTGTTCCTGGCGCTTCTCGACCGCGATGCCAGAGACGGCGTTGGTGGTGCGCCCCAGAAGCTCGTCGGTGACGCCGCCCACCTGCTGGATCATCTGAATGTCGCGCGACATCATTTCGATGTGGGGCGCCGCCAGTTCGCGGTCGACGTTCAGATCAATGTTCTTGCCTGCCTTCCTGACGATGATGGCATCGGGCCGGGCCACCTCCTCGGCGAAGGCGTCCATGTCCTCCACCGCGCCCTCGTCCATGATGACCTTGTTGGTCGAGAGGATGTGCAGGGCCTTGGAAGCGCGCTTGTTCACCCCGTCCTGGATGTCGCGCATGCCGCGGATGACACCGTAGGGCAGGCCATCGCGCCCGCGCTTAAAACCCCAGACCGGGACGAACTTGAAGCGGTTGTGGCGGTAGGGGCTCGGGCCCTCCCACAGCACGTCGCCGGTCGTCATGATGGCAATGCGGGTGCGCATCATCATCTTGGACACCACCGTGCACTCGCCGCTTTGCACGCTGGCCACATGGCGCGGGTCGTTGGCGTCGTAGACCTGTCCATTGAAGGCGCTCTTGTGCCCGCGCAGCTTCTTGACCTTCTCCGGGGTGCGATACCAGCACTCGATCAGGCGCAGCCGGCGCCGCTTGGCGGTGATGAGCGCGCCGGAAATACCGTTGCTCTCCAGCGCATATTCGGGCCGGTCCATGGCTTCGTCGCCGTCATGCCGGGCCAGGCCAAACAGGGTCGAGTCGGTCACCGCCTCGGCGATCTGGGCCGCCATGCTGGGGAACATGGCCAGCGCCACGTCCTCGTCCACCCACTTGGAGCGGAACTGGTAGCGGCTGTCGCTGCCGTCCAGTTCGGTGGAAGCACTGTCCCAGAGCATGTTGCGCCAGGACTCGTAGCGGAAATAGATCGGCTCGCCGTCGTCCTCGTCCTGCACCCCGATTTCCAGCCAGCCGATGCCGACCTTGACGGCGTCCTCGAAGGCGCGCGAACGGTGAAACGGCGTGCGGTTCACGTCCGACAGGTACTTCATGTACTTGGTCTTGCCCTCGGCCGGCTTGGCGTCTTCCTTGCCGCGCGGGAGGATTTTGAAGTCGGTCCGGCCGCGCTTTTCGCTGCCGATGATCCAGTTCACGCTCTGAGCAATGACGTTGTAGACCATTGGCGCCTGGCCGCGCTCGCGCAGCACCTGGGCCTCATCGGCAGACCACTGGATGTGGTCGTAATAGTCCTCGTCGATGGCCTGCTGCAGGCGGTTGTCGGACTGGCGCTCCAGTTCGGTGCGGTAGTAGGAGATCAGCTTGCGGTGCAGTTCGCGCAAGCGCTCCTCTTCTCCGATGTCGCGTGAAGTGTTGTCGCCGGCCTCGGCCTTGGGGAGGCGGTCGATCGGCGTGTCCTTCTTGACGCGCGTCAGTGTCTCGTCGTGCAGATCGAACACCTGTCAATCCCCCTGTCAGTCCCGAATCTGCTCGTGGTCCAGCAGTTCTACGGTTGTTTTGCGCCCGTTGCCCAGATCGACGCTGGCTTCGCCCACCACCACGGCCTGTTGCGGGTCTTCGGGCATGGACAAGAGATCGCCCAGGTGGTCGAAGATCAGGCTGGCGATGGCGTGGACCTTGGTCATGCTGTCCTCGAACCCGAGCGAAGCGCAGTGCGCCCGGCAAGCGTGGACGGCGTAGCGCGGGTTATTGTACTTAAAAGCCGCAGATAGTGCGATAGCAATTGGTTTCGCACCATTCCTATATGCCGGCAGGATAACCAGGCAGGGCTCGGTATCTTCCTGGTCCTCATTCCAGAGCCAGGTGCCCCAGATGGCGAGGTCGCCCACGGTGCGGGCGAAGTGATAGCGGGATAAGTCGATGGCTGGCTGGCTCATGCGTTCTCCATGGTTTGTTGTTGAAATGCCGTCATCAGGCACTGCGCGATGTGCTGCAGGCTGTATGCCTCGAACTCGTCGGATGGGAACTTCTCGTTCATCTGGCGCCGCGTCTCCTGCCAAACATGCGCGGCTTCGTGCACCAGCATGCCGGCCACCTGAACCGGGTCGCGGCCCTGCCAGCCCGATATGCACACGATCATGCATGGCTTGCCATGGTATTCGAGGAAGTGCACGCAGGCGCTGGCCTCGCGCGGCATGAAGTCCGGCCATTGCTCGCGCGGCAAGTCCAGCTTGGCCAGTTCACGCTTGAACCGTTTCTCCGTGGTGCAGAGGCCGACATGCGGCAACTCGATCAGGGCGCGGCTGATCCAGGTGCTCATGCCGATAGGTACGCCTGCCGTTCCTCGGGCGTGAGGCTGGCTATTGCGTCAGCCCGGCTCTCAGGCGTCCAATCCAGCGTCTCGTCGCGCAACTCATGCCGCGCCACCCATCGCCTGAACTGCCAGCGAAGGATTGCGCGCCCCAATGGCGATCGCCAGAAGATGTGTTTCAGGTGTTTCATGCTGTTCTCCATGAGCGCTGCTTGCGCTTCCATTCCCCGCCGGTGGACGGCTGAAAGCCCTGGGCAAACTGCCGGAAGGCATCGGCCCCATTGCTCGCCTGGTCGTGGCGCGGTTCGTCCTTCCAGACCGCCAGGCGGTTGTCCCACTCCTTGCGGTAGCTCTCCAGGCGCAGGATGCCGGTTTGGCAGCCGGCCTCATCGAACCAGCACGATCCGAACACGTCGCGCACCATCTGAATGCCTGTCTGCACGCGGTCGATGCGCGACACGATCTCGATGTTGCGCAGGCCAAGGTCTTCCAGCATCTGGCGCGGGGTCCAGTTCTTCTCCTGGCCCTGGCGCTTGGTGTCGCCGTCGTGCGGCAGGTAGTGCCGGCCCCAGACATAGCCGGTGGCCTGCATCATCTGCACGAAATGGGCGAAGCTTTCGCCGGCGGCCTCGTAGTAGCGGATAAATCGGTTCTGGGCGCCGATCCTCTGGTGAAACCAGATGGCCGTTTCGTCGTTCTGGCCCAAATCCCAGAAGGTGTTGACCGGGATGGCCTGTTCCCACGGCACGGTGGTGAGCCGGCCTTCCTTGCGGGCGCGCGCCAGCTGCTCGACGTAGTAGCAGCCCTCTGTTGAGCGCTGGAAGGCTTCCTCGGGCGTGGAAGGGTATTCCTGCCACATCCGTTCTTCATTGTTGGGGAAGTCGGCGTTGCGGGTGGCGACGTACCAGGCGCGCTGCTCGGGCCCGATGGTGCAGCCCATCTTGGCCTCGATCGTCTCGAAATAACGGTGGTCGCTGTCGGTGACGATCACGCCATCCGGCGCCATGACATAGCCGGGCTCCTCCCACCAGGGGAAGAAGTGGAAGCGGTAGTCGCGCTCGGTGAGCACCTTCTTGGCGTGGTGCGCGGCAATGGCGCGCTGGGTGATCTCGTAGAACTCACCCTCTCGCCCCTCGGCCGTGCTCTCAATGACCAGGATGCCGGTCTTTGGCACCGCGGGAATGGAGCCGGTAACCACTTCCTTGGCCTTCTCGGGGAACTTGGCGCAGATTTTCCCGAATTCGGAGATGTGCAGGCGGTGGATGGTGCCGCTTCGCATGGACGTGGCCACGCGGATGCTGGAATTGTTGTGCGCAAACAGCAATTCGGTGGCCGAGTCGCGCGCCAGCGGCATCGCCTCTTTGAGCGCCGGCGGCAGGTTGTTGTAGGCGAAGCGCACCTTGTCGCGGAAGATCGCCTCAGCGGCCTCGCGGTCCTGGGCGATGATGCCGCAGCGGGTGTTCGGGTTGAACAGGGCGTGATCCATCCAGACGATGGCGATCAGGGTCGTGAAGCCCAATTGCCGAGCCTTCAAGATCACATTGCGGTAATGCAGTCTCGAAATGAAGCGCCGCTGGGCGCGGTTAGGCTTGAACTGGATGACCAGTTCGTCCTCGCCTTTGTCGCCCTTGATGAGGATTTTGTAGAGGTGACTGATGCGCCACATCGGGTCGGCCAGGTTCTTGGCCAACTCGGCAGCGGCAGTGTCGACCGGCGCGTTCACGCCAGCAGTTCCTTCAGCGCGAGAAAGTTGGCAAAGCTCAGACCGTCCTCGTGGGTGGTCTTCACAAAGCGCGGCAATTGGCCGAGCAGCATGTCGCTGTCGTCGTCGACGATGGCGTACTGCGTCACCTCGGGATGGGCTTTGAGCCAGGCGTCGATCTCGTCTCCACGCACCTTGCCGTCGTATCCAGCGATCCGGGGCGTGAAGTCGAAGATGGGCAGGTCAAGGCCATTGGCGCACTCATGCACCACGCGGCCAATGCGCCAGGATGACGAAAGCACGATGCTGGCGCCGGTCTCCTCGCACAAATTGCGGACCAGCGCGACGGCGGTCCAATCGAACTTGTCCCGGCACTTGCCGGTGAAGCTGTGCGGGAACCCGTTGAAGGCATAGCAGGACCGATAGCTGTTGAGCACGCCGTCGATGTCCAGAAACAGGACTTTGGTGGGCGCGCTCATGCCTGGCTGTCATCCTCGGGTGCCTTCACCACCGGCAGCCCCGTGCCCGCCACCTGCGCCAGCAGCACCGCCAGCGGGTTCTCGGGCTGCACGCCGTGGTTCAGGTCGACCTTGTCGCCGTACTTCTTCGGCTTGAGCTTGGAAGCCGCCCACTTGCGGGTTTCGATGCGCAGCTTGGAGCGCTGGACGTGCTCGCCGTTGAGCCGATAGCCGGGATTGTCCGGATCGTGGTTCTCCATCCAGTCATTGGAAGCGTTGTCGGCGATTTCGACCATTTCATCGGTCAGTGTTTCCGCCTGCTCCTCGCGCGCGCGGGTGTACTGGTCTTGGAACAACTTGTTCTCAGCCAGCCACCGAAACACGGTTCCCTTGCTTGGCATGTTGTCAGCTAGGCAAATGGAGCGCAGGCTTTCACCTTCGGCCAGGCGCTCGCAAATCTCGTCGGCGATCTCCTGGGTGAAGCTGGATGGTCGGCCCAAGGGCTTGGCGCCCACCTCCCGAACCGCCTTCCCCTTGGCTGCCGTCTTGGCTGGGCTGGGCTTCTTGGCGCGCGTGGTCTTCTTCCCGGCCTTGGCGCTCAATCTGGCATCGAGCTTGGCCTGGATCGCTTGTGCGGCGGCCTCCGGGCTCAGGTCCGCAGGGGCGCGCTTGGTGGGGGTGGAAGGCTTGGTCGCCACGGTCGGAGTCTTGAAGTGGTGGTTTGAATATATCTCCATGGTATCAGAAACGTGCCAAGTTGAAAGGGCTGCGCTGTTGCGTTCCGGGATCGTCCCTGGCTCGCCGTGCTAGGGTGTCGGGTCGGAGGCGCGCATGCCCGCACGGGTCAAGCATGGTCGGGAGCGCTGGGTCTTGGCCCGCATGGTGCTGGACCTGCACCGCAACTTCGCGGCGCATTACCTGGGGTCGGCCGGCTATGGCTCGGTGGCCGATGATTCATTGCTGCTATGTGCGATCTTTGTGGGGCATTACGAGAAACGGCCCATGACCGCGGCCAAATTGGCGGGGTTTGTGGGACTGCCGCGCACCACGGTCGGGCGCAAGTTGAAGCGCCTGGTGGCCTGCGGGCTGGTGGAAATGGTGGACAACGTCGCGTGCCTGGCGGTCGGCCCGCTCAATGCCGAGCCTGTGCTGAAGGCGTTCCATACCAACAAGCGGGTGGTGCTGGCAGCGGCAGCGGAACTGTCCAAAATGGACACCTAACGGGTTGCGCGACGCGATGCCGCTTCCTACCCCTTGAGCGCCGAGATTACAATTTCGCCAACTTGGTGCTCTCGGCAGACCATCCACCTGCGCCCACAATCCACAGGATGGCGCTGTTGAATCGGGGGTAAGGATGTTTTCTTATGCAACACCGGCGCGGCGGCGCCTGACCGAACCCAATCCTGGCGTGCAAGCCATGCGCTATGTGGTGCAGCAACTGCCCAATGGGGTGGATCGCCTGGTGTCGGCGGCGCTCCTGGATGTCCCCGACGCCATCGCCGAATCAAAATTGTCCGACCGCGAGCCGCTGGCCTTTCCCCATCCGCCGCGCCTGGTCGACGTGGGCTTGATGGCCGCCGCCACCTTTGGCTATTGCCCCGAAGAATTACAGCATTGGATATGCGGTGCCTGCGTGCGCCCCCTGGCCGACGACATGATCGAGGTCTTGGTGTGGCCGCAGCCGGGCTGAGAGCTCAGGCGGCCAGGGCGTCGAGCCAGGTGGCCGGTGCGCGCCGCTTGGCCGCCAGCCGGCGCCGGGCCTCATAGGCGCGCTGTTTCATCAGCGCATCCAGATAGCCGGCCGGATCGTGCTTCTTCATCCACTGGATGCGGGCATTGCGGCGCGCTGAGCGGGTGGTGGTGTGGATCGGCTCGGGCGGGCTCTTTCCCTTTCCCAACGCATAGACCGGCTTGGCGCGGCCACCCTCGCGCGGCACCTCATAGAGCTTGATGTAGACCTCTCCGATGTCCTGCAGGTGGCGCAGGTAGACACAGGTGCCGCTGCGATCGGCGTGCAGGGTATCGGCCAGTTGGCGCGAGGTCATTGGGCAGCCGGCCAGGGCTTCCTTGATCCTGGTGATCTTCTGCACCGACAGCGGGCTTTTGAAAGTCATGCCCGTCATGTCAGCTTTCCTTGTCGCGGGGAGGGGTGGGCGTCGTTTTGCGCTTGAACAAGCGCTCCACCCTGCGGAATAACCGCCACATGTCTGGGTTGTTCTGGTCGAATGCCGCGGCGCCGAAGGCCTGCATGAATCGAAACGCCCGGTAGGCGCCATGCTTTCCGCGCAGGCTCACCGTGCATCCCGAGTAGTGATCCACCTCGTTCATGATGGCGTACTCGGTCAGCTCATCGTCCAGCGTCGTCCCGCATTTGCAGCAGTAGGCCGGGCAGTCGGTCGAAGATCCCCATCCGCCATCAACGAAATATTGGTGGTCAGGGTTGCTTGCGTTCAGACGGTTAACTTCGGCATGCGCGCAAGCGGCGCACCAGTCTTCGGACTGGTCTGGATCGCTGGCATTCCTGGCGCTGATCCAGCGCGAGAACTCCGCGCGTCTCGCGACTGGCTCGGCGATGGGCCGGAGCCAGTCCATCACCGCGCCCACACGTTGAGAGCGAGTTGCGCTCATTTCCCCTCCAGCACATCTTCTGGCTTGATGGCGCGAATGGCGGCGGCTGCATCGTCGGCGGCGTTCTGAATCCAGTCCACAGGCGACTTCCCGCGCAGCAGGTCGTGATAGGGCTCACTACAGTCATCGCCCCATGATTCCGTGTGGTGGAAAGATTTGCCAGCGCAAGCAACTGCGGACAAGATCAGGTCGATGATCTTGATTCCAGTCGGTTCAAAGCCGTAGTAATAGGCGTCCATCCTAAAGGCGGGCTCTGGCCTGCCGATCTTAGTTTCCTTCATCGGAGTTGGCTCAACTGCTCCTTGCGCCTCCGCGCCATGAGTCCGAGTTATGTCTTTGGTCCCCAGAGCCTCGATGGCGGCTATCGCTTCTTCAAGCGCCACTTGCGCATCGTTATTGCGCCATCCATCCGTGGTTCTGATCACTGCCTGCTTTGCCGCTTCCAGCGCTGCTTGCACCGCTGCTGTATGGGTGGGAGGGGTGCGGTAGAGCGCAATGCTGCCGTCGAACGTTTCAGCCAGCTCGCGGGACTCATGGATGCTTCCATTCGGCAGGAGGTACGCCACCGGCTTATCCCCCGCTTCAGCCTCAGAGATGGCAGAGGTGACTGTAGCAATGGCAGCGTTGACGGCAGTTTCGTCAAAGCTCGGATCAATGACGTGCCCGGTGCTGTAGTCGCCCGGCGTGCAGCTTTCCAAGGCGTCTAATATCTGCCTGAGTTGAATCAGGATCATGGCTGGCTCCCGTTCAGATGGCGCTCAATGGCGCTCCTGTCTTTGAGTGCGCGGGCGGCTTTCCATGCTTCCCATGCGCAGTGAGTGGAAATCTGTTTGTAGATTCCCGTTCCTTCGTTCCGCGCAATCCAGTAGCCCCGCGATTGCGCCCACGCCTCAAACGCTTCCCTTTCCCCTGTCGCTTCCGCCGTATTGGCGGGGGATGCGGGGGCGGGGAAGTCATCCGGCAGTACTGATATGTGCTCGCGCCATGCTTCATCTATCTCGGCACCGCCCGCCAACGCGATCAGTTCGTCCAGATGTACTTCGACAAATAGCGCGGCTTGCGCAGCCCATCCGGGGTCGTATTGAGGGTTGCTGGTCACTGATGCCCTGAGCTTGCGCCCTAACAGCCACAGCAAACCCAAGTGCTGTCGCACGGTACTCATTTCCCTGCCTCCCTGGTGGCGTAAACCGCTTTGTCGATGGCAGCGTCAAGTTCCTGGCCCTTGAGTCCATCCACCCCGAAGTCATCGAACTTCCCTGCGCAAATCCACTCCTGCGCCTCGTCCGGTATGACGCAATCCCGCAGCCAGCGATACCTTGCCGCGTCTTTCGCATCCTGACCCTGCATGCCAGCGCCAGCCGCAAGGGCGCGGACGGCGCGCTCGAAATAGATCACGCGCCGAAGCCCCATTTTTTCCAGCAAGCCATCGTCCGGGTTCTGCTTCTCGCCAGAACCAAGACGGTGCAGGTAGCCCGCGTCAATTTCGAGCGCACGAGCAGCGGACCTCAGGGAGCCATGAGTTTCAATCAACTCCTTTACGCGCTCCGGCAACGCCACTTCCCCAGCCTGCGCTTGCGCCGCAAGCTTTTCGATCATGTCGGCAGCTTCGGCGCAAAACCGTAGCTTGGTGGCGCGCAGCCGCTCGCACATGAATTCCGGCGTGTCAGCCTGCGCTTGCGCTTCATCGCCATAGCCACAACTCGGGCAGCGCTCGAATACTGGCGCGTTGCCGTCTTCCGCTTGGCCGCTGATGCCGACGCACACCTGGCCGGTGTCTTGGCAGTCGTCGCACTCAGCCTGCGCTTGCGCGGAATGGTCTGCCTGCGCGGCCATCTGCTTCCGTGCAGCCTGCATCTTGGCTCGCACTAGCGCTGCCAGTTCTTGGCCCGCCGCATGACCTTCCAGCGATGCCCGCCCGAACAGATACGGAAGGTCGCATTCAATCTCG